CGATGGATACGAATAAAGCCTGCGGCATGGCCTACCCCACCGCCCACAGGTGGCGCGCCATCCACAGCGGCGCACACCTCAACCCGACACCACCAGGCACGGCCAGCTCGGTCGACGAAATGACAACGCCCAGTGCGTCGCGTGCGCGACGGCCGGCAGGGAGCATGACGACATCGCCGACGCGCGCTAGATCCATCCGTACCGGGAAACCTAGCGCGCGGGTGGCAAAGGAGCCGACGCCGCCCGCACTCTGCAAAAGGCGCATGCCCTGCCGGGCGCCACGATAGCCGCGATACGGCGCGGCCGGATCGACGCCAGTGACGGCCTGCACCACGTCAGCTGCGAAAAGGCAGCAGTCAAAGATTCCCCAGGCGAAATTGGTCTGCAACCGGCTGCACAGCAGCTGGTCGAAGTGCAGCCGCCAGTGCGGCAGACGCTGCAGGGTGCTGGGCTGATCGGTCATTGGAAGAAATACTCGCGGCTGGGCCATACGACGGGCTTGTCGGACTGGTCGACGACATACTCGAAGGCACGGTCGCCGGGATAGATGGCCTGCTGGTCGGCATCCGAATACGTGCTGGGATTCCCACTGAGCAGATCCACCGCGCTGGACTCGACCGACACGCTGATGACCTCGCTGCCCTTGGCGCCGCTGATGCTCATCACGTCGCAGCGCCCGGTGAAGTCGATCGGCGCGTCGATGATCTGATACGTGCTGCTGTCCAGGATGGCGGTGCGCGCGGTTGCCGGTGTGTCCTGCACTTCGCCGGCGTCGTCCAGCGCCAAGGCCACCATGGCATCATCACTGGCGGCCAGCTCGAGCGTGATGCCGCGCACCGCGCCACCTGGTGAATCGCTGATGCCGCTGACAGAGCCCAGGCCCAATGCGCCGCGATAGGTGACGCCGCCCCACACCAAATCCCAGTTGCTGCTGTTGAGCGCCACTACGCCGCTGGGGAATTGCAGATGCACCAACTGGACAAGAACGACATGGCCGGCGGCCAGCGCGGTGGTGACGGTGGAACTGAGCGCCCTCATACCTTTTCCCGAAAGGAGAACGATGGCGCAGAGGCCAGGCCCGGCGAGTAGACCGGGCCGGAATGGTCGACCAGGCGGAACAGCGCGGTAGGCTTGTCCCAGGTCACGGCAGCGCCGCCAGACTGCGCCGAGCGCAGCCTGTTGACAACGGCAACCGAGCCAGCGCCGGAGCCGTCCAGAGTCACATCGCTTTGCACCATCAGCAGCAGGCCGCCAAGGCCCAGCATGTCGCCGGCCAGCAGCGTGCCGCCTGCGGTGCCGCCGGTGATGCTGAGACTGGCCGCGCCCTGGGCATGGGCGCCCACCAGCACCGGCGTGCCGCGCATGGTGCCGCGCGGTTGCGGGCGCACAAAGTGCCACAGGGCCACCCAGTTGACCTGCCCGCGAAAGCTGCCGATGAACGCCTCACGCCAGGCGCCGTCGGCGTGGGCACTGTCGGCCAGCGACACATCCATCAGCCAGGTGTCGTTCAGCAGGTCACGCGCCTGCTCGGAGCCGCCGAACTGTGATGCAGCCACGCGCTGGTTGACATCCTGACGCAGGGAACAGGTGCGCACCTCGAACGCGGCAGGCAAAGAGATAAGGCTCATGCGTACACCTCATTGCGCCGAGCGCCGCCGATCAGCCGCTGGTTGTTGGCTGCCAGCTCGCGCTGCAGGCGGGCCAGCGTGACGTGGTCGCCGACCGAGAGGTAGTAGGTGTCGCCACCGCTGCCGCCGCCTTGTCCCTTGGTATGGTCGTACACGGTCTCCTGCGGGTGCATGACAGCCAGAAAGCCGCCCTTACCGTCGACGCCGCCAGAACGTGAACCGCCGCCGGTGTAGCCGCCGCCGTCGAACGAGAACAAACCACCAAGGGCCCCGGTGACGTACTTTGCGAACGGCTCGGTGAAGTTCTTGCGAACGACGATGCGCGCGGCATCCTGCAGAACACCCCGCACCACATCGCCCAGTTTGTTGAAATGGATGATGGCCTCCTCGGCGGCGCTTGCAAACGTCAGGCCCAACTCCTCGGCGATGCTCTTGGATTTCTCCAGCTTGGCCGCAGTGATGTCCAGCCGTGCCGACACGGCCTCAAGGTAGGTCTGCTCATTGATGCCCGCCTTGCCTGCGGTGTCGACGAATTTCTGGAACTCCTCGGTGAGCAGGATGATGTCGGCGCGGCTTTTCTCCAGCTGCGCGGTGGGAGTGGCATCGATCAGGCGCTGCAGGTTGTCTTCGCGCTCCTGCACCTTGGCGCGGGCCTGCTCCTCGAGGGTCTTGTCCAGGTTGATCAGCGCCTGGGTTTCCTCCTTAAGCCGCTTGGTCTCGTCGACCTGGCGGGCCAGGTTCAGGATGCGGGCGGCATCATCGAGCGAGGCGCCGGCACCTTTGCGTCGCAGGAAGATCAGCGCCTCCTCGACCGTGGTCAGGTCCTGCGTCTTGGTGATGGTGTTCTGCAGCTGCTCGGCGTAGCTTTCCAGCGCCTTGTTGGCGAGGTTCAGCTCCTTGACCTGCTTGTCGGCGCCAGTGCCGCCGGTGGGAGCCAGCCGCGGCGCGTTGCGCTTTGCAGGGTCTGCCTTGTCCAGTCCCAGCCGGCGGCGCTCGGCGGCGCTTTCGTCGTTGACGCTGGGCAAGCCAATGCCCAGGATCCGGCGCTCCAGCGCATCGAGCTCGGCACGTGCCCGCACGCCGTCGGCCTTGACGGCATCGCTGATGGCGGTGAAGGCCTTGAAGTCCAGAGTGCTGAGGGCCACGGCCTGGGCGGCGATCGCGCCGATCTCCCGGCCGATGGACGACAGCACGAATTCAACGTTGGCCGCCAGCACAGCAATGGTTTCAAACACTGCCCGTACAGCCTTGCCCAGCGCCGGGAAGCCGCCGCCGGCTTCGGAAATGCGCAGCAGCTCATCAGCCACGGCCTGCAGCGCCGGCAGCAGCTCAGATGCCAGGTTATTACCCAGCGAGCTGCCGATCAGCTGGACCTTGCTCATGGTGTCGTTGAACACCTCGGAGCGCTCGGCCAGCTCCTGCGTGACGCCCGAGAACCGCTGGTAATACTCCGTGTTTTCGCGGATCGCAGCGCCGCCGCCATTCAGCAGTGGGATCAGCTCTGCGCCGGCCTTTCCGAACAGCCGCACGGCGATGGCTGTTTTCTCAGGGCCATCGGCGAAGTTGGCGAACTTGTCGGCCACGTCGGCCATGACAGCATCGACCTGGCGGGTTTTGCCAGCAGCGTCAACCACCGCGACGCCAAGCAGGTCAAACCCCTCGGCGCTCAGCTTGGTGCCGCTGGCGGCTTCGGCCAGTGTACGGTTGAGCTTGTCGGAGGCGCTGCCGATCTGCTCCAGCGATACGCCGGCCAGGTCGGCGTTGAAGGCCAGGCCGCCCATCACGTCGACGGTGACGCCTGCACGCTGGCTCAGCTTGGCGAGTTCGTCGGCCGCGTCAATGGCGCCGGTGACCAGCGCCGCAATGCCGGCCGCTCCGAGCGCACCGCCGAGCGAAGCACCGATGGTGGCGGCACTCTCCTGCAGCTCGCGCAGGTTGTTGTTGGCCGAGCGAAACGCCGGGCCGGTGTCGTCGCTGGCGCGGATGCGGATTTTTGGATCTGCCATCAGTGCACCATCCCGGCCTTGCGGGCGCTGTCCATGATCTGGGCGACGGTCATCTCGCCGGTTTCCTCGGCGGGCTCGGCTGCGTCAGGGTCCGCCCACAGCTCGGCCGGCATGAAATCGGCCGACTGCCACAGGCGCCCCTGCTCCGGTGGCTTGAGCGGGCCATTGGCCTGGGCGGCCAGCAGCGAGGCAACAGCAGACCACTGCGCGGCTGGCAGCGGCTCTGCCTGCTCCAGCGCGAGGTGCAGGCCAAATTCCTGCGCCGTCATGACCTGGCCGAGTTGCTGCATCGTCATTCCCATCCGTTGCGCCAGCCTCAGCGCGAAACGCAGCTGCGGCTGGCGTGCTAGTTTTTTGCGTTGTCTGCCTGCTTGAACCCCGACAGCCGCCAGGCCACCAGGAACAGCGCCATGGCCTGCCCGTGGTGGGCGCCGCCGAAGATCTGCCACTCCTGCTCGGTGTAGATGCGCTCGCCGTCTGCGTCGAGGACCGACAGGTGCAGCAGGCGGGGCATGACCTTGGCCATGCCGGGCGCCTGGGCACCAGCACCGCCCTCGGCAGCCTCACGGCCAGCACGGGCCAGCGCGACCATGTAGGCCTCGAGGTCCTGCCGGTCGCTGAGCAGCAGACCCTGCACCACCACCTCGCCGCCCAGCGCCTCGACCTCGACGGTCTCCTTGGGCAGCACGGGTGGCGCGACGTTGGCGCGCTTGATGACCGCCATGGCGATCAGCTCGCGTAGGGTGTGATCGGGCCGCGCAGCTTGAAGCTGGTCTGCGTGGTGACGGCCTCACCCTTGCTGCCACCAGGCGCCAGGCTGGCCGACGGGTAGCAGTTGAAATACACCTTGGCGCCGCTTGCGAAGGTGATCTGCACCGCGCGCTCACCCTTGACCAGGTCGGCCTTGCGCAGTTCGAGCAGCGCCGGATCCGCAGGGTCCCACAGGTTGTCGAACGAGTAGGTGATAGCGCCCTTGTTGCCGGGCTGTTCGCGGTCGGTGTCGTCGTGGATGGTGGTGATGTCGATGGCCTTGACATCGCCGCCCGAGCTGCTGACGTTGGTGATCGTCGCGGCGGCGGCGCCAAATGTGGGCTTTTCAGCGGTGCCGCTGGTGAAGGTGTTGAACAGCGAGGTGTCGACGCCCTCCAACTGGAACGTGTCGGCGGTCTTGCCGGCCACACGCACCAGCATGTGGTTGGCCTCGATCATGCCGCTGACCTTGAGCAGCAGAACGTCGCCGTCCAGGTAGCCGTGCGCCACCGACGTGGCCACGCCCGGGTTGGCCTTGGTGATGGCCGTGATGGTCTTGGCCGAAGCCAGCGCGGTCTGAACGGCGACCGCGACCTTGCTCCATACGTTGATTGTCATGATGGGTGCTCCTGAAAAATCGGGTTACAGCGGCGCGTCGGGCGCGCCACCTTGGGTGCGGTATTGCGCCTGCCACGACTGGCGCACGGAAAACATGGGAACGGCGCCGGCGCCGTCTTTGACCTCGTCGGACCCGGTCATCACCATGTCGATGGCGACGCCGCCGATGGCGATGGTGTTGCTCGCGGCCAGCAGCGCGGCCTCGACTTGCTTGGCCAGGTTGCGTGCAGCTTTGGCCGCGCCGGTTTTCTGGGCGCAGACGCAGGCGATCGGGAAGCTGTAGGCGTGCTGCAGCGTGGCCGGAAAGTGCATCGTCAAGACCTCGATCGCGTCCTCGCCGGTGTCATCTGCCCCCAGGATGTCGATCGCCGGCAGGCTGGTGGCGGGCAACTCGTCGACACGGTCCAGGAACACATGGGCGCCTGCGGCCGTGCCGGCGCCCGCGAGAACGGTCTGCACCGCCTCGAGGATCCGCTGATGTGCGTGGTCGGCCATGGTGTCAGGCCTCGCGCAGCTGCAGCACGGTCATGCCGGTGCCGTCCGGCTGGTTGCCGGTGACGACATAGGCGGTGCCGTTGACGGTGATAGCCGTACCCTGCACAGCCGCCGCCAGGTCGGAGGTCTTGCCCGTGCACTGCGGGCCGGTCGACTCGACCATGCCGCCGGCGCTGGTGTAGGTCGCATCGAAGATCACCGGGACCGTGGCCACGCCGATGACGGCCGACACGGCGAAGCCGGCGGCGATATCGAGGAACGGGCTCAGGTCTTCGGTGAACATGATGGCGTCAGTCAGCGGCGGGCTTCTCGCCAGCGGGATCTGCTGGCGGCTCGCTGGCCGCAGGCGGTTCGCTGGCTGCAGGCGCATCGACCTTCTTGGCGGCTTTCGCCGCCGCCTTGGCCGCCTTCACGGCAGCGTCAGCGGCAGGAGAGCCTGCGGGTGCCACCTTGCCGGCGGTTTCCAGCTCAGTGCCCTGCAGGCGCGTCAGCTCGACGGTGGCGCCTACCTCGACGCGATCGCCATCCATGCAGATGGGTCGCAGCACGACATATGGCGAGGCCTTCGGCTCGGCGGGTTTTGTGGTCTGTACCATGGGTGTGTCCTTGCGTGATGCCCTGCCGGCTGTGACACCGGGCCTGGATCTCGCTGGATACAGGCCCGTGTCTGCGCGCGGGCGGGTTATCAGGTGATGGACGTGGCGCGGGAGAACGCGGCGGCCTGCCGGATACCCACGTCGACCGACTGGATCGCGCGGATGCCGGTGATCGCTGCCGTGAAGTTGGCGTAGGGGTTGAGCGCGATCTCCAACATGCCCCACTCGCCGATCACGACCTGGCTGAAGTCGCCGAACACCATCGAGGCGGCGGTGACTTGCGTGGTCGTGCTGGCACGGAAGCCGGACACCTGGCCGTCGACGACCGAGCCCATCCACAGCGGCGAGTCGGTGCCGCTGAACCGCTGGCGCTGCATCAAGAGTCCAGCGACAGTCGGCGTGGTGAGGTAGGCAGAGCCGGTCGACAGCGCATTGCCGGCAGCCACGTCGGTCTGGAACTCGACAATACCGGCGTAGGCCAGCGAGGTACCGGTGACAGATCCGATGCCGGCGGTCTGGCTGATGCCGGTTGGCTGACCCGATGCGCCGCTTCCCTCCAGCGCAGCCAGGTCGATGGCCAGGGCCAGCACGCGGGCCAGGTCAGACATCACCAGAGCCTCGGCGGCCGGCGTGCTTTGCAGCATCAGCTGACGGCTCAGCTCGGTGTAAGCGCCCAGGTTCTTCGGAGCCAAGGGCAGTTGACCAATGGTCTGCTGGCTTTCGGTGATGGCGGTCGCCTCGTTGGTCAGCCAGTAGGCGGTTGCCGCGCCGGTCTGCTTCGGAATAGCGACACTGCCCACAAGGCCAGGCAACATAGTGGCGCCCAGCTGGGCCACTACGGCGCGGGCGCGCAGCAGGTCGATGAAGTTCGACGGCATCAGGTTGGTGGCAACCAGGTTGCCGCCAGCAGTAGGCGTGCCGACGGTAAGGTCGCGCTGCTGGATGTCCATCGGCATGTAGAAACCACCGTGCACTGCTTCCTGCAGGCCGGTGCGCTTGAGGATCTCGTTGTGGCACTCGAGCTCGAACTCGGCGCCGCGCCAGGTCTTGTCGGTGAGGGCGCGAATGGCCCTGAACACGCTGAAGCGCTTTTGCTCCTTGGCCGACAGGTCCAGCTTGGTGGCCTGGGTGGTCTGCGCGGCCGTCATGGCGTTCATGATGTGCGCACGCAGCGCGTCGATCGACTCGCCCTTCTCGATGGCTTCGCTGGCGAGCTTGCGACCGCCGAAGCGCTCATGCAGTTCACCCAGGGCCAGCATTTCGCTGATCTGCTTGCGCTCTTGCGCGACCTGGCGCTGCATGTCGGCGCTGGTGATGGCGGGAGCAGCAGGCGCTGGGGCCGGCGCGGCCGGTGCGGTGGTGGTGTCGGGTGTGGTCACGTTGGACTCCTTGCGGTTCAAAACGGGTTGGTGGGGGTTGGCTGACACAATGACCGGGGCCTGTGGCGCATCCACGCTGCGGCCCACGCCGACGGTCGTGTCGGCAGGAACTGAAACGATGGACACCTCCATGGGCTCCCAGTCGGTGACGCGGTAGGTGTCAACGCCATCACGCGTCTCGACCAGTTGCGCCGCGTGGATCTGGTAGCCGACGCTGACGTTGCGCCGGATGCCATCAACCACGTCCTGAAAAAATTCACTTGCGCGCGCGCTTTTGCCGAAGCGCACGACGGCGCGGGCTACGCGGTCGGCGCCGATGCTGACCGACTCGACCACGCCGATCTGGTCGCGGGAGTTGTGGTCTGCCAGCAATGGGCCTCCGCTGGTGAGCCGGCCCATGCGCATGCTGGTGGGCGCGCAGTCCAGGATCTCGATGCCGAAAAACCGCTCATACGGCGTCTCGCTTGCGAAGGCCAGCTGCACGGTGCGGCTGGTCTCGTCGATCGCGGTGCGCTCGAACAGAATCGAGCGCTGCACCACCGTGCCGGGGGCGATGGTCTTTTGCTGCGGCTGCTGCTGATCTTTTGGCATGCCGCTACTGTGCGGCGATGGGCATCAAAAAATCAGGGGGAAAAATGAGACAAACAGGCCGCCGGCGCCAAGTGGCTGAGTGAGGGCCGACACCGCCAGGCGTCGGATCCGCTCAAACAGCGCATCGGCAA